CATCACAGGTGGAACAATTACCAATGTGACCATCACCAGCAGCACAATTAACAGCACCACCATTGGTCTGACCACCCCTGCGGCGGGTAAATTCACTGATTTCACGGCCTTGAATGGGGTCAAAGGGGGTACGTTTTGAACAATGCTGATTTGTTTGCTGCCCACCAAGGGAAGTTTGAGGCTGATTTAGGCGTTGAACATCACTTTTCTGATGGCCTATATGCTAAGCGGATGCGTATCCCAGCGGGGTTTATTGCTGGCACTCATGCCCACAATTACAGTCATTTGAGCATTCTTGCCAAAGGTCGGGTAATTCTGCGGACAGATGAAGGCCAAAAAGAATACACCGCGCCAGCCTGTTTAGAAATAAAATCAGGCATTTACCACACAATTGAGGCGCTTGAAGATTGTGAATGGTTTTGCATTCATGCAACAGATGAAACCGATGTTGCCAAAGTTGATGAAGTTTTGATTCGAAAGGAAACATCATGCCATTAGCATGGGCCGTAGGCGGTGCAGCGTTATTAGGGTACATGGGTTCGCAACAGCAAGCGGGTGCTGCAACATCTGCCGCTGGTCAGCAGTATGCGGCTACTCAAGAAGCTGCCCGTCAACAGCGGGAAATGTTTGACATTCTGAACAAGCAACAAGAACCGTATCGCGTTGCTGGAACTGGTGCGCTTACCAGAATAGGTCAAATGTTGCCGCAACTAACAGAACTTCCAGCGGGATACAAGCCATTTACTGCTGCCGATTTGCGGACAAATCTTGCACCAAATTATGAATTTATGAAGGGTCAAGGTTTAGGTGCAACCCGACAAGCCTTAAACGTTGGTGGCGGTGGGTCTAATGTTGAACGGGGCGGGATTAAATTTGCGGAAGATTACGCAAGCAATGCCTATCAGAACGCCCTTGATAACTACATGAGGCAAGAAGCGCAGAAGTTTAATCAACAGCAAACTGGGCTTGGAAACGTATATAACCGATTGGCAGGAATTGCTGGTATCGGACAAACCGCCACGGGCCAGACCGCAAACCTTGGACAAAGCACGGCATCCAACATTGGTCAACTAGGCATTGGCGGTGCATCTGCTCTTGGCGCTGGTCAGATCGGGGCCGCAAACGCTATGGCGGGGGGTTATCAAGGAATTGGCAATGCCGCAACTTTGGGGGCTTTATTGCGCCCACAAGGGGCAACTGCTGGCGCAATGAACTTGCCCACGGGCTATAACGATGCTGGGTTTAGCCAATATCTTGTAGGATAAAACATGGCAACTTTTGACGTTCCACCTATTGGCTTAAATGTTAAGCCTCCACAACAAACGTCCCTTGCCGATATGCTTGGCATCGCAAGGGGGGCACAAGCCTATCAGCAAGCCGAACAGATCAATCCGCTGGTTTTACAACAACAACAACAAGCCGCCAGAACGGGGCAAATTCAATTGGGCGTTTCTGAGCAACAAGACATTGAGCGCCGCAATCTACAAACATTTTTTGCAGACCCTAACAATTTCCAAACTGATGGGCGAATTGACATTGACAAGATCAACGCCGCAGTTCCAAAGATCGCGCCTTTAACTGGCCCTGACTATGTTCAAAAAATCACAACTTTGGGAACGGCACAGACCGAGGGTTTAAGAGCAAAGCAAAATTTAACGCAAGATAAAAAGGCGTTAATTTCATCCTTTTTAGGGGCGGCTGGTCGTTTTGGTGTAGATGACCCCGCAGTTGTAAATAGAGAATTGCAAAATTTTCTTGCCACAAATCCCAACGACCCAGAAATGAAAAATTTGGTGGAAAAAGCCTATGTGCCTATGTTTTCGCAAATGCAAAAAGGCCCAGGCGTTACTGATGCGCTGATCAAAGCAAGTCAGGCCATCATGACACCAACGCAGCAACAAACCACATTTGCGCCAACCATTACGACAACGCCAGAAGGCAAGACAATCACCACCACTCCTGGAGGTGGCATAACGCCTCCTACTTCAGCCATTGGCATGGCTGGCGGTTTACAAGCCAACGTCCCAACTGGTGGGCCTGGTGCTGGCGGGTTGCCTACTGCTGGTGCTGAAGTTGCCCCAGGTATGCGTTTGCCCTTCCCTGTCCGCAGGGCAGATCAGCCATACATTGCCGAACCAACCGAGCAAAAAGATCAATTAGCTGGTCAAGAATACAGAAATAGATTAGTGGAAGCCCAAGGCAAATTGACTCAAGGGCGCAGGAACGTGGAAGAAGTTATTCAGACGGCATCTGGCATTGGAGAAAATTTGCTTTTCCCAGGCGGTGGCGTGATGGGTCGATTAGAGCAAAAAGTTTTGTCTGCAATGAAAAGCAGTGAATACGATATGCTTGCCAAAGACTTGGCAAACCTTGCGTTATCTAATGCCACAGCTATGGGTGGCGCTGGGAATACTGTTGCTGGATTGGATATGCAAGCGGTGGCTAATGGCACAATTAAAGTGCCGCCAGAGGTCTTAATAAAAATTGCCCGTAGGGTGCAAGCTGATCAAACCAATCTGGATATGCAAGCCACAGGCGCACAACAGTTTTCCCAAAAATTTGGCGACAACAACATGAAGGCTTATCAGCAAGCATGGAACGCAAATGCTGACAGCAAGATTTTTGAAGCTATAAACATCACACGGGACATAACTGACCCCGCAAAACAAAAAGAAGAATTAACTAAACTTTTTCCCAATGCCAATCAGTACAAGGATTTTCTGAAAAAGTACCAGAACATTAAAAAGCTGGCAGAAACTGGGAGTTTGTAAATGGCTGATGTACTAGAGAAATTCTTTGGTGGGCAAGCGGTGGCAGAACCGCCAAAAAAGCCAACCGAATCAACCCGAATCCCTGCTGATGTGCAAGCCCAGCGGGATAAAGATGCGTTGGCTATTCATGAAGCTGAATTAAAACAAGCAAAAGCCGCATTAGCGCAAGCAACCGACTCTAAACAAAAGATTCGGTTAGAAGCTGACATTGCTGGATTGACTAGGGAAATAGCCCGTAACCCAGCAAGTAAGGCACAACCCACCGCACCATCTGCACCATCCGCACCAGTTGCCGCCTCTGGTGACCCGCTAGAAGCCTTTTTTTCTGGTAAGACAGCCACCGCACCCGTTGCGGCAAAAGCCGCCCCTGCCGCCCCACAAGCCGCCCCCGCTGCCACGATTGAACAACCGCCCACAAGTGGCGCACGGCAAGCCATTGCACAAACAGCGGCACAAGTTACTGAGCCTGGGGGCGTTCGCCAATTGGTTGGCAAGTTCCTTAAAGGTGCGTTAGAAACCAAACGAGATATGCCCGAGCGTGTCGCTGGTGCAATTGACACCCTTTATGGAGTTGTTCCTGCAACGTATGGTGCGTTTGTACAAGGATTGGCAAGGACAGCGCAAAGCCCCGAACGGGCAGAACAAACAGGGCAAGCCGCCGCCGCAAGCATTGACAAGCCCGTAGGCAAATTCTTTGGCCTTACTGGTAAAGAAACATATCAGAAACCATTGGGCGGTGTTACTGAGCCAATTGTTGAGCAAGTCAAAAAGATGGCTGAACAGTTGGGCATGACTCCCAAACAGATTTCTGAAAAGACAGGCATACCCGAACAAGACATTAAAAACATGGTGGTCATTGGGTCTGTTGCTGTGCCGCAAGCAATAAAAGAAGTTGCACCTGTTGTTAAAAAAACGGTACAAGCTGTTACCACACCAGTAAAGCAAGCCGCTGCCGAGTTGCAAATTGTTAAGCCTGGACAGCTAACCAAAGAACAAGCGCAAGCCCAGTTTGAGGCCAAGCAAGCACCAGCGGGAAGTGCTGGCGCTGCCGCCGCCGCAAACAATCCCTTTGCTGGCAAGATTACTGGCGAGGAAACTGTGCGGGGGCAATTTCCACAAATCAAACTTTCCAAGACCCCAACAGATGTGCCTGTTAACGAGCAAATATTGCGTTCACAAGCGGTTCAAGAAGTGATGCCAGGGGTGGGCGTAAGGCCAGGAGTGGTAACAGGCAATGAGAATTTATTGCGTAATGAACACACCAAAGCAAAATTAGACACGCCCGAGGGCCAATTATTTAAACAGCAAATTGCCAATGAACAAATTGCATTGTCAAAGTATGCAGATGAACGAGTTGATGCTACGGGCGCATCACGCACTTTGATCAATGACGAACAACGTGGTGGGCGTATCAATGATGTTTTGTATGGAACATCACCTGATGACATGGCATCGTCCAGCATCATGGGGTATTTGAATCAAGCCAAAAAACAAGTTTACGATTCAGCATATAAAAGGGTTGGTAACAATCAAATCAAAACAACCAATGTTGATGATTTGCTGAAAAACCCCCAATGGGCGGCAGGGCTAAAAATCAAAGGCGTGGAGGGCGTACAGTCAGCCGCCAAAGATTATTTAAACCTTGCAAAGACAGTTGGCTTTGAAGATATTAATGGCGTGATGCACCCACCTGGGTCTGTGGCTGCTTATGATGCCGTGCGTAAAGCAATCAATGCCGATTGGACACCGCAAAACGCTAACGCTATTCGGCGGGTTAACCAAGCTATTGACAAAGACATTGCAGCAGTTGCTGACCCTGCTTTGTACAAGTTGGGTGACAGAATCCATGAAGTGGAAAAAACCATTTTTGGTTCTAAGGGCATAAAAACTTTGTTTGGCGAGATGGACAAAAACGGGGTGATTACATCATCCACCCCATTGGAAAAAATCCCATCTAAGATGAATAATTTGCCAAAAGACCAATGGCGGCACATTCGGGAAACTTTGAAAGATCTTGCAAATGGCAACGTAAAGGGTGCGCCTGAAGGTATGCCACCAGTTCCACAGGAGTTGCGCCAATCCGCTGCCGCCGCTGTTGCTGAAATTGATGGTGCTTTAGCCCGTGAAGTGCAAAAAGCTGGGTCTGACAAGATGGGCGTTTGGAATCAAAACTCAGCCAATAAAACCATGAATTCCTTGGTAGGCGAAAAGATTTTAGAAACATTCCCACCTGATGAAGTTCGTAGGTTTCATCTGTTGAACACTGTTGGGCAGATAGTGCCAGGAATCCACGCCTATGAGGGTGCGGCATTGCAAGCTAGACGGGTTGGCATGATAGAAGGCAACTTGCCTAAAATTGGTGCTGGCGCTGGTGCTGCCCTTGGAGGGTTTGTTGGTGAAGCCCCTGGCGCTGCCGTTGGCACATATCTTGGTCAACAAGCTGGCGCAAAATATAAAGCCAAGATAGAAGAAAAAGCATTGACCAAAGAGGCCAAAAAATCCCAAAAAGAAATGGAAAAAGCTACGGCCCTTGGCAAGCAAACAGGCAAAAACAAACTTGAAGATTTGAACAAATGATGGCAGACATTGACCTTGTTAAATATGGCGTTCTCTGGCAAAAGGTTGAGGACTACGAGCGCCGATTTGATGACATGGACAAAAAGATGTCCAAGATGGAGGGCCAGCTAGAACAACTGGTTGCCCTTGCCAATCAGGGTCGAGGCGGGTTCTGGGCTGGCATGGCGCTGGTGTCTGCCATATCTAGTGCAATGGGCTATGTGTCCCACTGGATTGGCAAATCAAATTAATTTGGGAAAAGTATGATTGACTTAACCAAAGCCATTGGCGCTGTTGCCGCAAGCGTTGCCGCACTGGGTGGCAGTTACACGTTAGCCGACAAGTTTGGCTGGTTTGATCGGGCCATTCTTGAATGGTCACCAGAGCATTTTAAAATTGTGGCAGAGGCTGGGCAACCCATTAACGTTACTGTTGCACGAATAAAAAAACGGGATGATTGTTCTGTTGAAAGTTTTACGCCAAGCATTCGGGATGCGGCGGGTATGGTGCATGAGGCTACCACCACGGCAAGCCGATTCAGCGGCCCAGCAGGGCCAGAGATTGACACCTTTACCTATCAACTCACAATGGTGAGAAAAGAAAAAATTGCTGAAGGCAAGGCAACTTTGTTGGCAACCATCAAATACAAATGCCCCGAGGGTGAGCGTGTTGTGCAGTACCCCCGCCATGCAAATCTAAGTTTTGATTTAAAAGGTTAAAAAATGCTAACCCTGTTTTCATCCTTAGTCAGTTTTTTGATGGGCGGTCTGCCCAAAATCCTTGAATTCATCCAAGACCGTGCCGACAAGAAGCATGAACTGGCGTTGGCGGCAATGCAGACTGAACGGGAACTGACCCTTAAAAAAGCTGGCCTAGAAGCACAGGAACGCATTGAGCACATCCAGACTGAGCAGATACAGATTAACGCCGAGGTCACCAATGCCCAGACCGCCATGCAAGAACGCCAAGCCCTGTATGCCCATGATGTGGCGCTAGGCCAAGGTGCATCAACCTGGGTGATCAACATGAGGGCGGCAACCCGTAGCGTCATTACTTACGGTATGTTTGTGATGTTTATGTTTGTCGAAATCTTTGGTTTTTACTATGCTTGGCACACAGACGTAGCATTTGATGTGGCGCTAAACCATTTGTGGGATGATGAAACGCAAATCATTTGGGCTTGCATTGTGTCGTTTTGGTTTGGCGGTCAAGCGTTCAAAAAATGAACATCAGCCTTGAAGCTGTGGAGATGGTCAAGCACCATGAAGGGGTGAGGTTTAAGCCTTACCGTTGCCCAGCAAAACTTTGGACAATAGGAGTCGGTCATGTTTTATACCCAGATCAAGGCAAGATGCCTGTTGATCAAAGAGATGGTTATCCGCTACGCCCAGAAGATAGCCGCACGTTTTCAGCAGAAGAAGTAAACGGCATTCTCAGAAACGATCTTACAAGGTTTGAACGTGGAGTACACACTTTATTTCCTGTCGATCTCAGCCAAGGGATGTTTGACAGTCTTGTTTCTTTTTCTTTTAACTGCGGCTTGGGAACGACCCAGCGTTCAACGCTACGCCAGAAGGTGCTTAGAGGCGACAAGGCGGGTGCTGCGGATGAATTCTTAAAGTACACCAAGGGCGGTGGAAAAGTCTTGCCAGGGCTGGTTAAACGCCGCCAGGATGAACGGGCGTTATTCCTCCATCCATAGCAGTATTTGAACAAATATCCAGGCGACTGCCACCACAACGGCAGCGCCCAGGCACAGCATTAGCAACAATCCAATCACATGACTCCCCTCATTTCCCATCCAAGCAAAAAGTAATTCCAGCGAGTTTTCATGTTTTGATTTGTGAACTTCTCACCGTCCCACTCAAGTTCAGATTCTGCATATCCTTTGCCCGTCATCAAGGCAATAAAAACCGTTCGTGCTTTCATGATTGTTTCCTTTGCTTCAACATTTTCAGCGTACCGCATGATCTGGTGTTTGCGTGACCCCTGCATACCCCAATCCCCTTGTCTGCGACTAAGTTCCTCAAATGCTTCATCTTCATCGTTCATGTCAAACCCTCACTAAAGTTGTGCGCCATTCCCTTTCCTGGCGCTTTGATTTAGATGCGACTGTTTTGCCTGTTAACTCAATCCAGCCCAGCGTTTCAAGTTCTTTTAAACGCCTAGCCACTTGGTTGCCATCCAGACCCGTGTAGGTGGCGATTCCATCTTTGCCCAATGGCCCGTGCTGGACAAGGCAAGACACAATCAGCGACCCGTGTTTTTTAGCCAATTCCTTGGCTGAATCCGCTGCCACAAACGAGGTCAGCGGGTCAGATTTACGCACTCGCGGAAATATGAAATCAAACATGGTCAGAACGGCAGATCGTCATCGTTATCTGCTGGCAAGCCCTTGGGTTCGTAGGGCTTGGGGTCGTTCAAATAAGCCCACCCGTCCCAACCGTTTTCTTTGAGTGGGATTACATCCAGTTTGAGCATTTCGCCATTGCGTGTGTCAATGATTGACCCTATGCGCTGATAGCGGTTCTTTTGCTGGCCTTGGGCATTGGTGTACTGGCCCACAATGGCGGTAATTTCTTTTTTGACTTTAGACATTATTTGCTTTCAATGATTGCGTTAAGTTGTTGAACTTGGGATTGGACTTCAGCAAGAAATTTAACAATCTCTGCTTCAATCTCTGCAATATATGCGTCATCACGGTCAACCCGTTTGACAAACAATTGCGCCTTCTCTGGCATTCTGGGGTCAAACATTACAAAGTCACACCATTTGCGCCTTGTGCAAGCAAGCTGAAATTGCATCTGGGTGATGTATTTGCCAGGAACTTTTTGGGATAGCAGTGTTTCAATCATGGTGGACGTATTTGGGCATTTGATTTCAACGCATCCATCGTGCCCCACAAGACCATCAGGGGACGCACCAGCCCACTCAATTGATGGATGACGCACAAACCCCACTTCTTCCACCATAACGCCCTGTGCGGCCTCATAAGCTGCCCTGGCAAATGGTTCTTGATCTATGCCCCACTGCATGGCGGCATTGGTGTAGCTTTCCGCTTTAGTGTTGGTCAGGCGTTCAACCACAAGTTGGGCCATGTAGTTGTCGCGGCTGGCGCTATAACCCGTCTTTGTTTTAGCGATTACATCTGCCACCCTGCTGGCGGTAACTTTGCCCAAACGGGCGGCAAACCATTCTTCTGTGCGTTGTTCAACTTCCATTGCGAACCTCCATCATTTCATTTGCCATTGTGAAAGCGGCAAAAGCAGTGTCATTGAAATCCATGTCAGAGCGCCAATCAGAATCAGACAAAAGTGCTTGCATGGCAAAGATGGCGATAAAGTCTTTGAGGGTCATTTCCTCAAGACCAATTTCTTTTTTCTTTCTCATGCTTGCCCCCTTGTTCCTTCACCCAACCAGTCATCGTGCATCTTTAACAAATATGCTCTGGCATCGTTATTCACTTTTTCTTCTACCAGTTTGGCAAAAGCTACAAGTGCCTCTGAATAAATGCCATCAAGATGTGGACGCATACCAATCAATTTGCATTCTTGTGCCATCTCAATGATTTCATCTTGTGTCATGCTTTTTCCTTTGCTTTAGCAATGCGTTCTGCCTTGGCCTTGATGACCTTGGCAATCCATGTCTGGTCGCCCTTGCAAGCGTCATAGGCGGCTTTGTAAGCGGTTTGCAGTTCTTCTTTGTTGGCGCTGGCATCGATTGCGGCAATGTGGTCTGCCATCATTCCTGCGTCAATCTGTGGCGCAGGGCGAGATGCAGAAACAGAATGAGTATGGGCATCTGCATCATTGTCTGATTCTGTGGGGATGCTAAAGGCTTGAAAGGCTGCATACTTGTACGCGGCTGACATAGCTTTATTGGTGGCTTTGTCTCCACTATCCATTGCCTCACCAAATGTTTTAACGGTGTGTTTTGACCCGTCATCTGCTGAGACAAAATCAAACTCAACCTCAACAGTCACATAAAATAATGCGCCACCCGACTTGCTGATGCGCTCAATACACTCTCGCGCAAGCACACGAGGCAGAATGCAAAGGCTGTGCTTTGCCAATAGGGGCGCAATTGCGTTGTAAACATCGTCAATCCCCCTAAAGTTATAACCGCTGCCTTGCATATTCCTGCGGTCTTTTGTAATGCCAACAGATGACAATTCAGCCTGGACAGCGTTAATTGCTTTATAAACTTTCATGATGTTTCCTTAGTAAGCGTATTTGGGGCCGCAAGTGACTTCCACCACAGTTTCGACTGTGTAGCCGTTGATCTTGCGTTTGGCGTACAAAGGGATGGCCCGTAGGCCAGAGGTTTCGCACTGGCGCACAGCGTCAATCACCTCATTCCTTCCCATCGGTTGGACTTGTTTGTCAACAATCAAATCCTGATTGGGCGCTTGGGGTGTTGACCCTGGCAAGCTAGAGCAACCAGCGGTTACCCAGGCCATCCAGCACAAAAGTGAGTAGGTAATCATCTTCATTCCGATTCCTTTGCAATCAAGCGCATTTCCAATTCTTTGATGTATTCCTGTGCGGTTTCCACAAGGTTGATGTGTGTACGCAAATGAGACTCCAACAGGCCAACGTGATAGGCCAAGCGATTTCGTGCGGGTTCACCTTCATACTGTTTGTCAGCAATGAATTTGATGTTGTCGATAAGTTCGTCAGCGTTCATGTCATGGTCTCCAAATAAAAATATCAAGGCAAAGCACAACCAAAGCAACCAAGGCCAAAACCCTGATAACTTTGTCGCCAGTGGAATGTTGGGCAACGTGGATTTCTATGGCTGCGCCGTATTCCACAGTGTGGGGGAATGCTTCATTCATCGTTCTGGGGTATTTCATCTTCATCCTCTGGTTGGTTGTCGGGGTTGTAATCTGTTTGGCGAGTGAGGATTTGCCCCCATCGCCATTCCTCATAATCTTGTGTGTACATGGTGGGCTGGGGCTTGCGCCCCATTTTGTTTATTTGTTTTTAAATGGTGAGTTTGCTTTGAAATCGTAACCAAGGGTTTTTAATTCTTGGGTTGTTTCAGCAAGACTCATGGTGTTAACTTGTTGGTTTGTGTAGCCAAACCCAATCAAAGCCTTGCGCTGAGAAACTGCCAAGGTCACCATCCAGTTTGAATTCATCATCTTGATACTCCTAAAAGACCCTTATGCGTTTTGCTAGGGCATAGGCGAATCATAAGCCACCTTATAATCCCAAGTCAACTGTGGGGGTATTAGCGGTCTTATGTACAATGTGCGGATGGACAAGGACAAATTTATTGCATTGGCTGGCTCACAGACTGAGCTTGCCAGAATTTTGGGCATCCACCAATCTGCGGTTTCCCAATGGAAATCTGTCCCCCAAGCAAGGATTTGGCAATTGATGGTGTTGCGTCCTGAGTGGTTTTCAATGTAAGATTGTTTGAAACACGGCTAGTCTGGAAGTCATGAGCCAGATGAAAAGAGAACTCCCCTCCTGCCGCCGTTTCTTTTCTGGGAGATTTGCGGAGTTTGCTTTATGCGAATTAAAAACTGGTCGAAGTTTCAGCATTTCAAGGACAGAAAGCCGCCTTGGGTCAAGCTGTATCGTGATCTTTTAGACGATATTGAATGGTACGAACTTGACCCAAAAGCGGCAAAAGTGCTGGTCATGCTTTGGTTAATTGCCAGCGAGGATGATGGACGCATTCCCCCCACCAAACAACTGGCATTTAGGCTAAGAATGTCAGAAAAGGATACGGAAGTTTGCGTTTCCAAGCTTTTTCATTGGCTGGAACAAGACGATAACAAGCCGATATCAAGCCGATATCAAGATGATGCACCAGAGACAGAGACAGAGACAGAGAGAGAGACAGAGACAGAGTTATTCGTTGAAACCGATAGATCGGTTGTCAACCCAAAGCGCATAAGTTGTCCAGCAGAAGAATTGCTGAATCTTTACCACGAAGAATGCAAAAGCCTTCCACGGGTGTTGATGTTGAACGACACAAGGCGCAAGCACTTGGTCAGCCGCTGGCGTGATGTGGATGCCGAGGATGATTTGAAATCCAAAGAGGAAGGCATTGAGATTTTTCGGCAAATCTTTCGCCAAGTCCAGAAATCTGATTTTTTGTCAGGCAGAACCCAAAACCGCAATGGTCGGGCATGGAAGGCCAGTTTTGATTGGCTGATGATGCCCACCAATTTTCTGAAAGTAGCCGAAGGGCAATACGATAACGGGAGAAATTAAATGTCGTTCAAAAATCAACTCAATGAGAAAAAAGACCCGATTGACGATGTTCAGCGCCTGATGTGCAGTGTGCCAGGATGCCCCAAACGCTGGTCGGTTCACATGGAGGGTATGCGCCCAATGTGTTCCGAACACCAATGGTCTGACAGAAAGCCAACCACACGGCGGGACATAGCCGCCCTGTTGCCCAGCACCAAGCCTGTAAAACATTGGATGGATGACGAGGCATTTTGATGAATAATTTTCTTAACAAATACGAAAACAAAATTCAAAGAATTACTGAAACTGGTTGCTGGATATGGATGGGTGCAACAAAAACCCACAAACATCCTTACGGTTGGCTTTCCTACAATAAAAAACATTACAACGCACATCGTCTGTTTTACATGATTCATCATGGCATCGAATTAATAGATTCAAAGATTGTTATTTGCCATACTTGTGACATTCCTCAATGTGTCAATCCAGAGCATCTTTATGCTGGCACTCAAAAACAAAACGTAAAAGATATGTGGGCAAAAAATAGACAATCAAAAAGACTTTTAAATCCTCCTAGACATAGCAAACTTACTGCTGAACAAGCAATTGAAATAAAGAAAAAATGTTTATCTGGAATAAAAGATGAAACATTAGCCAATCAATTTTTTGTAAAAAAATCAACTATTCAAGATATAAGACTTGGTAGGCGATGGAATAAATTTTTTGAGGAGAATAAAAATCAACTACTTTGACGCACACAAACTTTTAGACAGGGCAAAAGATGGACAAAACATCAGCCGAACTGCAATTGACTATGCGCTTTTCCTTACAGGAGATGCGCCAGAGCGAGGCCAGAGAATGGATTTTGAGATACAACCAGAAAATCAAGGAACTGGGCAAAGCCAAGGCATCGGCATGGTGGCAGACCACGATTGCCGACATTTCCAAGCGCAGGGGTGAAGCCGCTGCCAACGACCTCAGAAACCGAATGAACCAAGAAAGATCAAAATGAAAATTGATGTACAAAAAATGCACAGCGTTGGCTTTGGTGTTTTGTTTTTTCCAAGATACGGCCTTGGCATCCAGATTGGTCGGCGCTGGTTTGGATTTAAAAAATGAGATATGCCGCTAGGGTTGATGCCAACCAAAAGCAAATCATTTCAGCATTGGAAGCCGCTGGCGCTTATGTCTGGGTCATTGGCCTACCAGTTGACCTTTTAGTTGGATATAAGAACCACACCTTTCTGGTGGAATGCAAAAGTGGCCCCAAAAGGCGTTTAACCGCCCTACAAGCGGACTTTTTTGAGAATTGGTCTGGTAGTACCTTGGCAAGGATTGATGGCCCTGACGGGGCTTTACGCATGATCGGAGTTTTGAAATGAAACCAGAAGAAGCTGCCCAAGACATACGCAACAAAGCCCGAGCCTATGGCGATGCCAAAGCCCAGCGGGTTTACCTTGAGGAATTCCGCAAGTCAAAAAAAGCCCTTCTGATGAAAGATGCCCTGCAAATGGGCTACGAGGCGGCAAACGCCCAAGAACGCGAGGCTTACGCTGACCCCGAATATCACACTTTGCTGAAAGGGTTGGCGGCGGCAATAGCCCAAGAAGAAACCCTGCGCTGGGAAATTGAGGCATCAAGGCTTGATATAGAAATCTGGAGGACAAAAGAGGCCACCAACCGAATGCAAGACAGGGCGCACCAATGAAGTGTCCAGAATGCGGGACATGGACAATTGTCAAAGAATCCAGAATATCCACAGGCAACACCCGCAGAAGGCGGTTAGAGTGTGCAAATATGCACAGGTTTTCCACATTGGAGACAATCGTTGATAGAAAAACATTTATACGTCAGGTCAAAAAAGCTGCTGAAACTGGTGGCAAGCCTTGAATGCAAAAACTGCGGGTCTTGGCATATGGTGCAAGCGGCACACACAAACTGGGGCGGCGGTAAGGGCCGAGGGGTCAAAGCTGATGACAATTTAGTCGCTGCGCTGTGTTTGGGGTGTCATTACGCCATCGACCAAGGCAAGGATTTAACCCGCCAGGAACGCCAAGAAATGTGGCTAAAGGCCCATCACAGGACAATTGATGCCTTGCGTGACTGCTGGCCTATTGACATTCCTTTGCCTAATGCGAAAATCTAGGCGTGAAGCTGAATGGTTCATGTGGTTGCCGCCGAAAGGTTTGCGCCATCTCTGGTAATTCCTCCTCCAGCTTCCAACACGCATGGGGATTGAACTGGGTTGCAAACCAGTCCTTTCGGTGGAGGAAATTTACCTGTATAGGGAAAAACCGAACAGTCCCCAGCCGTGTTGGTGAAAGCAAGATACTTAGGTACAGTGAGAGAGCCTACCCGTTAGGATGTATCAGCGCCCGGAGCCGCTTAGGGCCACCAACAACCTACACGCATGGGGATTGACAAATGGTAAGTGAAGTGAGGATGGACGCATCCAAAGCACCCCGCTCGACAGTCCCCAGCCGTGTTGGTAGCAGTTGCCAATATTTGGGGGTTCGCCCCCTTTTTTTTGATATAGTTAACGCATGAAAAACGAAGAAGTTGCCGAATTTGTCGCCACGCTGTTTCATGCGGGAACAATCACGCACTTCCAGCATTTGCAAACGACCGAATACGCCACCCACAAGGCGCTGGGCAAGTTTTACCCCAAGATCGTAGACCTTGCCGACAGTCTGGCAGAGAGTTACCAAGGGCGCTACGACACCAGGATGAAGAAATTTCCTGATGAATTGCACGACCCCAAAGACACGCCGCACGAATATCTGACTCAGTTAAAAGGGTTTGTGCAAGAAGCGCGAGAAGAAATCCCCCAAGACTCAGAATTGCAAAACATCGTTGATGAAATTGCTGATCTGATCAATTCAACCCTGTATCTTTTAACTCTGAAATGAGGAAATCATGGCAAACCTGATGAAAAACGAACCCAAAGGCTACGGCGCACAAGTCTCTATGAAGGGCAACCCTGCCGCTGACATGAAGTCTGGTGAACAGGGCAGCGCCAAAAAGGGCATTCCTAACGCCATGACCAACAAAACTGGCGCTGACAAGAAATTTGAAGGCGGCAAAATGTCAGGCATTTGCTACACTCACGACCGCAAGTCTTGCCAATAAAGCGTAAGCCCCACCGTGAATAAGACGGCAGGGCTTACTGACCAAACAAAAAAGGAGGTTTTGAATGGCTGAAATGGATTCTAATTGCGGGAACTGCAAGTATTTCCGCGCCCAGCAAATCATGGGCGTGTGTAGGCTTTACCCAACCCAGCAAAACAAGCACGAAAAAGATTGGTGCGGTCAGCATCTGATTGTTGAAACTCAGGATGTAAAGGTTGATTTAGTCGCCTTGCCTGTGTATGACATAACCACAGATCAAACCACGCCCCCAAAGCGCAAATACGAGAGGAAAGCAAATGCTAAAGCCTCTGTTTGACAGGGTGGTTGTGCGCCCCCAGGTGCGGCACATCTCCGACATCATCTACATCGACAACAAAGAACCCTTCAACGAGGGTACTATTGTGGCAATTGGTTCAGATGTTGAGGGCGTCCAAGTGGGTGACTTCATCAAGTATGGGAATGGGGATTATCTGAAATGGCCCACCCACAAGATTGATGGGCAGGATTATCAAATCATTCAAGAAGCGGACATTTGCGCCGTTGTGGAGGATTAAAAATGGCAAAACCTGGGCTTTATGCCAACATTCACGCCAAGCAAGAACGCATAGAGCGCCAAAAGGCGGCGGGTAAAACGCCCGAGCGCATGAGGTCGCCAGGGGCCAAGGGTGCGCCAACTGCCCAGGCTTTTAAAGACTCAGCCAAAACCGCCAAAAAGAAGTAATCATGGCGACTAAAAAACACGATAAGCCCATTCCCCACAAGACTACGGGCAAGGGGAAAACATACAACCCCACCGAAAAAGGTGCGGGAATGACCGCTAAAGGCCGTGCAGAGTACAACGCAAAGAACAATTCAAATATAAAGCCACCAGCCCCAAACCCCAAGACCAAGGCAGATGCTGGACGAAAAGCCAGTTTTTGCGCTAGGATGGAGGGGGTGGTAAAACACTCTAAAGGCCCAGCAGAACGGGCAAAGGCCAGTCTAAAAAGCTGGAATTGTTAACCCTTTTGGAAGAAATAAAGGAAATATCATGGCAAATTCAATCGCAACAGGCGTAGCTTACGCAGACCCAGAGTTCGTTTCAGTTCAAGTTGGTAATTCAACTGTCCCAGTAGCTGTAACGACCAGCGGCATCATTAACGGGGCTTATGCTACGACCAGCGCGGCAAGTGGCGACACCCGACTGACTTACCAGCGTCTGACGTTTAGCAGCACTGGAAGCGGTGAAACCATCCGAGCGTTTAGCGTTGTGACGGGCGCTGGGGCTGCAACTGGTGGAACGATTAACGGCGCACACCTGAGTTTGAGCGTTAATGGCGCTGGCACTATTTCTGGCGCTGGAAATGCTTTACGGGCTACCTTGGGCGGTACATCCACCAACCCAGGCGGCACGTTGGCGGCTATTCAAGCGGATTCCAACTTTGCATCTGGCGGTACTTGGACGAATACATCATTCATTCGTTTTACCAACAGCGGCACGGGTACGGTTCCCAACCTGTTCAACATTCCCGCAGCTTTGTTTGTAACAAGCACTGCCACCATTGCCAAGACTTTGAAAGTTGTGGCATCGGACGGTACGCCTTACTACCTCATGTGTTCAAGCGCAGCGTAAATGTTGAAGCATCCAAACCCAGAAATTCAGCTTTTGGTTGAGATGCTAGAGGGGCAGCGGGATTCCGCTATGGCGCAAGCCGCTGCCCTTTTTAGGGAAAACACCGAGTTGAAGCAAGCCTTACAAGAAAAGCTGGCCCAAGAATCCAAGGAGAAGGCAAATGCCGCTGATAGCATCAATGACCCCCAAGGCGCTCAAGGCCAACATTAAGGCAGAGATCGCCGCTGGCAAGCCGCCCAAACAAGCGGTGGCTATTGGATATGCGGTTAAACGTGAAGCTGAGAAAAAAGCCAAAGCAAAGCCAAAAAAGTGAAAATTATTCAAAAGAAGGTCACAGAGCTAATTCCTTATGTAAACAACAGCCGCACCCATAGCGATGAGCAAGTGGCACAAATTGCGGCAAGCATAAAAGAGTTTGGCTGGACTAACCCAATCCTGGTTGACGGGACAAACGGCATCATTGCAGGGCATGGAAGGCTATTAGCCGCCCGAAAGTTGGGTTACAAAGAAGTGCCCACCATTGAACTGTCCGATTTGACAGAAACCCAAAAGAAAGCCTACATCATTGCCGACAACAGGCTGGCGCTAAACGCTGGTTGGGACAATGAAATCCTGACCATCGAGTTGAACGACTTGCTGGCAGATGGGTTTGCCTTGGAGATGCTGGGCTTTGACCCCAAGGAACTAAGCGCATTGCTCGAGCCAGAGGTCATTGAAGGGCTAACGGACGAGGATGCCGTTCCTGATGTGCCTGACGAGCCAACCACAAAGCTGGGTGATATTTACCAACTTGGCAACCATCGTTTGATGTGTGGAGATTCGTGCAGTTTGACTGACATGGAAAAACTTTGCAATGGGCAACTTGTGGATATGTGGTTGACTGACCCACCATATAACGTGGCCTATGAAGGGGGCACAGGATTAACCATTAAAAATGATGACATGGGTGACGATCAGTTCCGGCAATTCTTGCGTGATGCTTATGTAACCGCAGATCTGGTTATGAAGCCTGGGGCGGTCTTTTACATTTGGCATGCCGACTCAGAAGGCTATAACTTCCGAGGGGCGGCGCAAGACGCTGGCTGGAAAGTTCGTCAATGCTTGATTTGGAAGAAATCTAGTCTTGTGATGGGAAGGCAAGACTACCATTGGAAACATGAACCGTGTCTTTATGGCTGGAAAGAAGGCGCTGGACACCTTTGGGCAGCAGACCGTAAGCAAACCACCATATTGGAGTTTGATAAGCCAAGCCGCAATGGGGAACATCCAACCATGAAGCCCGTTGCTTTATTTGAATACCAAATGCTCAATAACACTAAAGGCGGCGACATTGTGCTGGATTCCTTTGGTGGAAGCGGGACAACAATGCTGGCCGCTGAAAAGCATGGACGCTACGCCCGTCTGATGGAGTTAGACCCTAAATATTGCGATGTGATCGTAAAGCGCTGGGAAGACTTCACAGGCAAAAAAGCCGTATTATTGGAAAACCAGCCCGAATCAGCAAACTAATGTAACACTTCCCCTCTATAAAATGTCTGACGCACACGAGCCAACACCCGAAACCCGCAAACTGGTTGAATCCAGCAGCGGATTGGGCTTGCCGCATGAATCCATCGCCGTGCTGGTGGGCATTGATGACAAGACCCTCCGCAAGTACTACAGGCACGAACTGGACATGGGCAAAGCCAAGGCCAACGGGCAGATTGCCAAGACTCTTTTTCAAAAGGCTACATCAGGGGATACAACCAGCCTGATCTGGTGGACTAAAACGCAAATGAAATGGTCTGAAACCGTCAAGGCCGAGGTTACTGGCGCTGATGGTGAGCCATTGCAGGGCATCCAAGTAACTTTTGTAAAGCCCAATGAGTGAAGTCCAAGACGCTATTGCAAGGGCAGAATTCCCTGTAAAGCTGGAAGGACTGTTTAGAAAAAGCCGCTACAAGGTAGCTTACGGCGGTAGGGGCGGCGCTAAATCTTGGGGCATCGCCAGGGCGCTGTTAATCTTGGGGGCCAAAAGCCCATTGCGTATTCTGTGCGCTCGAGAGTTTATGACCTCCATGAGGGATTCGGTGCATAAGCTGTTGTGCGACCAAATCGAAAGCCTTGGGTTGCTGGGCTTCTACGACATAACCCAGGCCAGCATTCGGGGCAAGAACGGCACAGAATTTAGCTTTGTTGGCCTCAAAAATAACATTGCCAACGTAAAAAGCTATGAAGGTGTTTCTATTTGTTGGGTTGAGGAAGCACAAACGGTTAGCCGCCTGTCTTGGAATGTGTTGATTCCTACCATTCGTGCCGAAGGCAGCGAGATATGGATTTCCTTCAACCCTGAGTTGGAAACAGACGAGACTTACCAGCGGTTTGTGGCAAATCCCCCAGAGGATTGCATCACCATGCGGGTGAATTGGTCAGATAACCCTTGGTTTCCCGATACCTTGCGTTTGGAAAAAGACTCGCTAAAGCAAAGGGATGAAGAAGCCTACAACCAAGTTTGGGAAGGTTTATGCCGCCAGACTGTGGATGGGGCAATCTTTGCCAAAGAAATGCAACAAGCCGAAAAGGATGGGCGCATCACCAAAGTGCCCTATGACGCAACCAAACCCGTTCATGCTGTGTTTGACCTGGGTTGGTCGGATAGCACCGCCATCTGGTTCTTGCAGTTTGTGGGCATGGAGACAAGGCTAATCCGATACATTGAGGATGCCCAAAAAACAATCAGCTATTACCTTGCCACGATGCAAACCTATGGTTATGTATACGATACCATTTGGTTACCCCATGACGCTGAAAACAAGACCCTGGCAGCGGCTGGGCGGTCAATTGATGACATTGTGAGGGCGGCAGGGTACAAGACCACCATCCTGCCCAGAGTGCCGATTCTGGACTCTATCAACGCCGCCAGGACGATATTCCCGAACTGTTACTTTGACCGCGAACATACCGCTGATGGTTTGGCTTGCCTGAGACATTACAGGTACGAGGTTGACCCAGACACGGGGCAGTTCAGCCGCAACCCATTGCACGACCATTATTCCCACGGGGCAGATGCATTTCGGTATATTGGACTTATGATCAAAGAACCCACCAAACGCAAGAAGCAAATGGTTGCCACAGCGGGTTCATGGATGGGATAATTACCCAAAGGGGTTCATATGGCTTACCAAGACGAAAATGGCGCAAACGCCAAGATTAACGAAGCGATCAAGTTCTGGCGCTTGGTCAATGATTCGGACTCTACAAACCGAGCCGAGGCGCTGAACGACATCAAGTTTGCCGCTGGCGATCAATGGCCCGTTGAGATTCAGAATAGCCGCAATCTGGAAAGCCGCCCCTGCCTGACGATCAACAAGATCGATGCCTACATCCGACAGGTGACCAACCAGCAAAGGATGCAGCGCCCACGCATTAAGGTTCACCCCGTCAACAACCTTGCCGACTACAAGATCGCCCAGGTTATTGAGGGCATCACCCGTCACATTGAGGTCAATTCCAGCGCCGATACCGCTTACGACACCGCCTTTGATTACGCCGTTAGGATGGGCTGGGGCTACTGGCGCATCAATTACAAGTATGTGCGGGAAGATTCTTTCGACCAAGAAATCTACATTGATGCTGTTGAAAACCCATTCACCGTCTACTTTGACCCCAACAGCGTCAGGCCCGATGGGTCGGATGCCGAGCGATGCTTAATCACCACGGTACTGGACAAAAAGATATTTCGGGAAATGTATCCAGGTGCAAACGATGGGGCTAACTTCCAGCAACGCAGCACGGGAGATGACACCTCTGCCTGGGTGACCAAAGAGGATATTCGGATTGCTGAGTATTTTTACATTGAGCGTGAACGTGCCAAGCTGTATTTGCTGAGTGATGGCACAACGTCTTTTGGGGACAGCGCCAACTTCTTTGCACGGGTTGAGGCCGCAGGGTTGACTGTGGTTGATGAACGAGACTCATTCCGCAAGGCCGTTAAATGGGTCAAGATGACCGCAATGGAAGTGCTAGAGGAAAAGACCTGGGCGGGTAAATATATCCCTGTTGTGCCTTGCTATGGCGCACAGGTCATTGTGGATGACAAGCGCAAGAAATACGGTCTGGTGCGATTTGCTAAAGACCCCCAGCGGATGTACAACTTCTGGCGCACAAGCATGACCGAATCGGTTGCGCTTGCACCCAAGGCCAAATGGCTGCTGGCAGAAGGCCAAGACGAGGGCCACGAAAACGAATGGGCAATGGCTAACATCAAGTCCATGCCTGTGCTGAGATACAAGCAAAAAGACATTGAAGGTGTACCAGCGCCAGCACCCCAGCGACTGCAACCCGAGCCACCACCCGCAGGGATTATGGAAGCGGCGGGGGCAATTTCTGCTGATTTGCAGATGGTATTGGGCATCATGGATCCCAATCAATTGCCAAGCGGGAATATCTCAGGCAAGGCATTGCAGGGCCAGCAAAATCAAGTTGATCTGTCTAACTTCCACTTTTACGACAATTTGACCCGTTCCATTGCTCAAACTGGGCGCATCATTCTTGACCTAATTCCCAAGATTTACGACACCCAGCGGGTGATGCGGATTATTGGGTCGGATGGTCAGCCCGACATGACCACAATCAACGAGCAAAACGAGATTGGCGAGGTTTTAAACGATGTGACCGTGGGTGAATACGATGTGGTGATGGACACAGGCCCAGGATTCCAGACCAAACGCCAGCAAGCAGTTGAATCCATGATGCCTTTGCTGACCAGCAATCAGGAATTGTTCAATATCGCTGGGGATTTGGTATTCAGAAACATGGATTTCCCAGGCGCTGATGTGATTGCTGACCGCCTTGCCGCCATGAACCCAATGGCAAACATTGACGAGAAATCCGACATACCGCCCGAGGCCCAGATGCGCTTGGCACAATCTGAGCAAATGATTCAGCAACTGCAACAGCAATTGCAAGCGGCTGGGTTGGAGATCAACAATAGGGCGCAAGTGGCCCAGATCAAAGAAGAAGGCGCAACCAAGCGCAAGCTGATGGATGTGACCGCACGGGCGCACAACACCGAAACAATGGCAGAGGTTCGGGTCAATGACCAGAATACCC